CATTGGGTTTTATGTCAACAGCACCACACTCGGCACTCTAGTGCTTAGAGACGGTGGCGCAAGTGGCACAGTCATGTCGGGCACGATCACTCCTGCCGTTGGCTTTCACAGATTTCCCGCAACAGTAGGCACAAGCCTTTACGCAACTGAAGGCGGTACGCTGGATGTAACCTTCTTCTTTGCTGCTGGCTTCTGATGGCTTACGAAGACTTAGGCGCTTACAAGGGCGAAGACCCTGGCCCATACTGGCACGACCAGATAGAAAACGCTGAAAAGGTCTTTGATAAGTGGGACAGGCGAGGCCATAAGATCATCAAGCGCTACCGCGATGAGCGCGATGCGGTAGAGATGCCAAGGATGAAGTTCAACATCCTCTGGTCAAACATTCAAGTGCTGATGCCTGCCCTGTACGGGCGGCAAGCCAAGCCCGAAGTCTCACGCAGATACATGGATCAAGACCCTGTGGGGCGCTTGGCCTCAACCATGTTAGAGCGCGTGATCGAGTATGAAACAACCCAATTTAATGACTTTGACAGCGCAATGGTCAACGCTGTGCAAGACCGGCTGTTGCCAGGTCGAGGCACAGTCTGGATTCGTTACGAGCCTGTAATCGTAGGTGAGCCAGCGCCCGAAGTCGAGCTTGGGGAAGCTGAAGAACCGCAAGTCTCCAACGTCCAAGAGTCGGGCGAGTCGATTGACGCTGCCCACAGCCCTGTGGATTACGTCTATTGGAGCGACTTTCTGCACAGCCCAGCCCGTACATGGGATGAGGTTTGGTGGGTAGCCCGTGCCGTCTACATGACCCGCGATGAGGGTGTGGAGCGTTTTGGCGATGTGTTCAAGAATGTCGGCCTGACTGACCAAAACACTGATGACGATGGCAAAAACCAGCAGACAGTCAAGACCACCTTTGAAAAGAAGGCCAAGGTCTTTGAAATCTGGAACAAGCGCACCTTTAAGGTGTGTTGGGTTGCTAAGGGTTATCCCTTGTCCCTTGATGAGCGTGATGATCCGCTTGAGCTAGAAGGCTTTTTTCCTTGTCCTAAGCCCTTGATTGCTACGACCACTACGGGGACGATGATCCCTGTTCCAGATTACTGTGAATACGAAGACCAAGCGCAAGAGCTGGACAACCTGACACAGCGCATCTACATGCTGACCAAAGCCTGCAAGGTCGTTGGTGTGTTTAATGCTGAGTTTAAGGAGCTAGGTCGCCTGTTCACAGAGGGCATCGACAACAAGATGTTCCCTGTGACAAGCTGGGCAGCGATGAGCGAAAAGGGTGGGCTAAAGGGTGCTATCGACATGATGGACACCTCGCAGATCATCATCACGCTGCGCGAGTTGTATGCGGCGCGGGAGCAAGTCAAGCAGTCTATCTACGAAATCATGGGCATTTCGGATATTCTGCGCGGCGCATCTAAGGCGCAAGAGACTCTGGGCGCACAGCAGCTTAAAGCCAACTTTGGCTCACTGCGACTAAGAAGCAGCCAGGGCGAAGTGGCTCGGTTTGCTACGGACATTTTTAGGCTCAAAGCGCAAGTTATCTGTAAGTTTTACCCTCCTGAGCTGATTGTCGAGATGTCGGGCGTGATGAATACGCCAGATGGTCAAGACCCGCAAATGCTGCAAGCTGCGATCCAGATGCTGTCAAACAGCACGATCCGCGACTTCCACATTGCAGTCGAGGCTGACAGCTTGGCTCAGATTGACGAGCAAGCAGAGAAACAGGGCGCACAAGAGGCTGTTCAGGCCATTGGGCTGTTCTTGCGTGAGGCCATGCCAATGGTAGGCTCTGCGCCTGAAACGCTGCCTATGGCCTCAGAAATGCTGCTGTTCCTAGTGCGCCGGTTCAAGGCTGGCAGGGGGCTGGAATCGGCTGTTGAACGGGCTATGAAGGCGCTGCAAGACAAGGCAGACCAAGCGGCCCAGCAACAGCCAGCGCCCGATCCGGAGCAAATCAAGATGCAAGCCTTGGCGCAGTCTGAGCAAATCAAGACGCAAGCGCAAGTGCAGTCAGACCAGATGAAGCTGCAAGCAGAGATGCAGATGGCGCAAGCCCGTGCTGAGTTTGATATGCAAATGCAGCAGGCTAAGACTCAAGCAGACATGCAAATAGCGCAGATGAGGGCTGAATTTGAGACTGTTAAGCAGCAAAACGAGATGCAAATCAAGGCCAGAGAAATGGCAGGAAAGGAAGAATATGAACGATGGAAAGCAGAGCTGGATGCAGCGACTAAAGTCTTGGTGGCTCAAATTGGTGCAAAAGCTGGCCTCGATCAAGCTGCGATGAGCGCACAAATGGCTGCGTCTGAGGAGATTGACGCAACGCTTGGCGATGGCATGACTGAGGCAATAGGCCGGTTAACAGACATGCACAGCCAAACGCTTGGGCAGCTCACGGGCGTGATGCAGGCAATTAGCGCACCAAAGCGCATCATTCGTGGGCCTGATGGTCGGGCGGCGGGTGTTGAGATTGTCACATGAGCTTAGTTTTAGCCGATAGGGTTCAGGAAACCACAACCACCACAGGTTCTGGGACGCTGACGCTAGACGGCGCTGTTACGGGCTTTCAAGCCTTTTCTGCGCTGGGCAACGGGAACACCACCTATTACACAATCCAAGGCGAAACGCAGTGGGAAGTGGGAATAGGGACGTACTCGGCTAATACGCTGACCCGCGATACAGTCATCAGCTCATCAACTGGCGGGGCAAAGCTGAGCCTGGCCGCTGGCACAAAGCAAGTATTTGTAACGCTGCCTGCTGGAAAAACTGTTATATCGGTGGCGGGGCAAGTTGGCGCGGTGACGCTAAGCAACACAGACATCAGTGGCTTAGGGACAATGGCGACCCAAAACGCCAATGCTGTAGAAATTACAGGCGGCACGGCTACGCTGTCAAGCCTAAAAACAGTGACTGTTCAGGCCACCAATTCGGCAGGCTTGTCCCTTAAAAACGCATCGGGAACAACGCAGTTAAGTTTGGGCGCAGGGGGCGGTGACAACCTTTCCCTAAATGTATCGACTAACCTTAACGGCACAAATGCTCAAATAGACATTAGCCCTACGGGGACAGGCCATGTTCACATGAAACCTAGCGGCACGGGTTCGGTTGAAATAGCGCCAACAAATGCCGGTACTTTGGACAACCTAGTCATTGGCGGCATAACGCCTAGAGCCGTGACCGCGACATCATTGACCACCACAACTGGCACGATCTCTACTGCACCAAGCGCAGCCACAGACATTGTGAACAAGACCTATGCGGACGGCCTGACTGCCAAGTGGGGCGCTTAAATGTTTGGCTACGCTGCCTTTGCACAACTACCATTTGCCACCATTGGCACAATAGTCATACCGCCACCACCGGCAGAGGTCTTTTTAGGTGGTCACTTTGGCTTTGATGAGCGCGACAAAGGCTGGGAACAAGACAGGAAACTAGAATCTAAGCGCAGGGAGAGGATTAAAACCGCCTTATTTGGTCTGCCACCCGATCAAAGGGAAAAAATCACCAGCTCACCCGTTCAGACCATTGAGATTGCGGCGCAAACTGTAATAACTTATGATGCGCTGATGTTGCAGATTCAAGAGCTGACAAAGCGCATTGAGTTTGAGCAAGATGACGAAGACTTTGAAACACTTTTGGAATTTCTATGAAACGCACTTGGGTCTACCCTGTTGACGGCAGCGAACCTTACGAAGCAACGGCAGGCGCATACAGAGGCGAGACAATTACCGCTGTAATGGGCGACATTGAGCCGTTTCGGTCACCGGATGGGGTCATGATTACAGGGCGCAAGCAGTGGCGGGAACATTTAAAAGCCACAGACAGCATCGAAATGGGTCATTCTGATGTAAAGTATGCTCAACAAGAGTGGAACAGGAAAAAGGAAGTTCAGCGGGAACGGCTAAAGGGTCAGGTCGCCACAGTGCAAGAGTTTGACCGGCCAGGCGCACCGATTGCCCCAATGCGGATGAGCAATCTGAATGTGGAGATGGCAAACCGCCTGCATAACAGGCCAATGCCAGAGCGCAAAGAAATGATTAAAATGACTTTGGAACAAATGAAAAGGATGAAGTGATGGATCAAGAAGTTGTCGCACCCGACACACCAGAAGCCCCAACACCAGAAGCGCCAGCGGCAGAAGTCAAGGCTGAACCCAGCCGTGCCGATACGATCCGCGAGGCAATGAAGCAGGCTGATGACAAGCCGCCACGATTAGCCCGTGCGCCCAAAGAGGCAAAAGAAGCCAAAGCCACAGACCCCAAATTCCCTACTGAGAAGACCGAAGCTCCGAAGATGGCAGAAATGCCAAAGTCGTTGCGGCGCGAGTTAAAAGAGCATTGGGAGAAAGCCCCAAGCGAGCTACAGCAAGCCATTGCCCAGCGTGATGCTGACTACGAAAAGGGCATTGCCAGCTACAAAGCCCGCGATGCAGAGGCGAGGCAGATTACAGAGCAATTTGCACCCTACGAGTGGATTCTGCGAAATGAGAACACCACCCCAGCGGCAGCAATTGGCCCACTGTTGCAGACGGCAGCGCTGCTCCGGACAGGAACGCCACAGCAAAAGAGCCAAGCTGTCGCCCAGATGATCCAGCAGTTCCAGATTCCGCTGGATCAGGTGGCCTCATATTTCAATGGCGAGACTCCACAGCCAGAAAATACTCATTACAATCAACTAGCGCAGCAAGTACAGCAGCTCACGCAGCACATCACGCAGAGCCAGTACGAAGCGCAGAAACAGAATGAAAATCGAGCACTCTCGGTTATCCAGCAGTTTGCAGGCGACCCTGCGAACATGCATTTTGAGGCAGTCTCTGACCGCATGTTGCAGCTTCTCCAAGCTCCACAGGTGTTAGGTGACACAAGTCAGATGTCAGAACGCGAGAAATTGCAACTGGCTTATGACACGGCAGTGCGGCTTGATCCAGCTATCGCGCAGCAGTTTTATGCTCAACAGCAACAAAACACGCAGGCAGCTAACCAAGTGCAAAGAGCAAAAACAGCGGCGGTACAGGTACGAGGAGCACCAGGCTCTAGCATCAGTGGCGCTATTAATCAGACAGACCGAAGAGCCGTTATAGCCAACGCGCTGCGGCAAATCGGATAATTAGGAGTAAGTTATGGCATACGCCAACGCAAATTACTCAGACGTATTGGCAACGACCATTGAAAGTCGTTCCGGCATTGTTGCGGATAACGTGACAAAAAATAATGCCTTGCTGACCCGTCTGCGCGAGAAGGGCAAAATGAAGCCTTTCTCTGGTGGTTCGACCATTCTGCAAGAATTGTCATTCCAAGCCAACAGCACAGCCATGTATTATTCTGGCGCTGAGACACTGAACATCTCCCCAGCGGATGTGATTAGTGCTGCTCAGTTCCCGATCAAGCAGGCAGCAGTGGCAGTTACGATCAATGGTTTGGAAATGCTCCAAAACAGCGGCGAAGAACAGATCATCGACTTGTTTGATGCCCGTTTGGACGTTGCCGAAGCATCTATCGAGAACTTGATCTCCACTGGTATTTACTCGGATGGTACGGCCAACAACGGCAAGCAGATCACTGGTCTGCAAGCTATGGTGGTTGCATCTCCGTCTACTGGTGTGGTCGGCGGTATTGATCGTTCTACATGGTCTTTCTGGCGCAACCAGACTTTTGACTTCACTTCTGATCTTGGTGCTTCTGCATCTAGCTCAAACATTCAGTCGGGTTTTAACCGCCTGTATGCGAAGACAAGTCGCGGTTCTGACGTTGTTGACTTGATCCTGTTGGATAACAACCTGTGGGGCTTCTTCATGTCCTCACTGCAAAACATTCAGCGTTTCCCTGGCTCTAGCAAGATGGCCGAACTCGGCTTTGTTGCATCCAAGTACATGAATGCCGATGTGGTTCTGGACGGCGGTATCGGTGGAAATATTCCTACCGGCACAGGCTACTTCCTGAACACCAAGTACATTTTCTTCCGGCCTCACGCAAACCGCAATTTCGTCCCAATCGGTGACGAACGCATGAGCACCAATCAGGACGCAATCGTGCGCTTGATCGGTTGGGCTGGCAATATGACTGCCTCGGGACTCCAGTTCCAAGGCATCATGACTGAATAAGGAGCAAATATCATGTCTAATGATTACGTCACAGACGGCAAAATCGGCATTGATCTGACGGCTACTTATGCGTCTACCAGTGCAGGCTCTACTTCCCTTTTTCCTGTCACACCAGGCACTCGGGTTAATACGAGCAACAACGGCGTTTACATCTTTGTCCGCGCCGAAAGCACAATTGCTGCTTACGATGCTGTCATCATGTCAACATACGCAGATTCAGCAAGCCAAACACCCGTTATGCGAGCTGTTCCTGTAACGACTACCAACGCTGCTGCGCTGGGTTTTAACATGGTCGGCTTTGCACAAACCGCAATCGCATCTAGCTACTACGGCTGGGTCGGTCTGAATGGTCTGCTGCAAGTTAACCTGTTGGTTGGTTGCAATCCTAAAGTGCCGTTGTATACAACTGCAACAGCGGGTTCGCTGGACGATACAACTGTGTCGGCTGGCTTTATTCAAGGTATTGTGGCTAACACATCGGCCACCAGCGCAAGCGCACCATATTGCATGGTGAACAACGCTGGCCTGATGCCATCTAACCCTGTGTAAAAAATTGGCCTCTCCCTTAAAAAAGGAGGGGTCTTTTTAATGAGTTTTTTACCCCTAAAAATTACTGGTCAGTGTGTCTCAGATGACGATACACTTTTTGGACACATGGATGCCGCGATTGCACGGGGCTATCCACAAGTCACACAAGCGCAAGACCCCAAAGAGGGAAAAATCGTTTTGGTGGCAAGTGCGCCAAGTGTCAGGGGGCAGATAGAGCTTATTAAAAAGATGAAGGCAGACGGGTTGCCCATTGTTGCAATCAAAGGGGCGCACGATTGGCTAATCGATAACGGCGTGATTCCTGATTACGCTTTAGCCATTGACCCGCAAGAACACAGGATAGCGTTTTACAAGCCAAACAAGGCTGTCCACTACATGATTGCCAGCCAGTGCCACCAAGCGCTGTTTGACAACTTGGTCGGCCACAATGTCACGCTTTGGCATCCGTACATCAAAAAAGGCCAAGACCGGCCACAAAACTGCATGCTCATTGGCGGCGGCACAACCTCCGGTTTAAGGGCAATGTCCCTGTTTTATGTGCTTGGCTGGCGCAACTTTGAGCTGTTTGGCTTTGATTCTTGCAATGACGGCGCAGAGCTACGGGTCAACGGCGATGGCCTCAAAGACGGCGACAAGTTGATCGAAGTCAGGATTGAGCCACAGGGTGAGCCGTTTTATTGCAATGCAGCAATGGCGCTGCAAGCTGAACACTTTCAAACCTACTACGACTATCTGCCAGATGCCACCTTTACAGGGCATGGGCATGGGCTGATTCAGGCCATCATCAAGAAGCGCAGCCAGAATGTCTTTGAGCTGGCGGGGCTGATTGACAAACGCAAAGAGCTAAACACACGCACATCGTTCATTCATTGGGGCGACAACAAATCGGCAAGCTGGCGCTATCGGGCAAAAATACCGGCAGGGGATTGGGCAAGCCTAAACGATCTGACGGCTGACACGCTGGTGTTTGCCAAGCCACAAGCGCAAGAGCTGATGGACATGGCACGAGCCAAGGCACGGGGCGCATGGATTGTGGTGGACTTCTGTGATGACCACTTTGATTGGATGCACTACCAAGAGGCGCTGCGCCTGGCCGATGTGGTCACTTGCCCCACTGATGAGATGGCACGGCGCATCAAGGTGCTGGGGCGTGATGCAGTGGTCATTCCTGACCCGTTTGAGTACCCGTTGAAGAAGCCTCATTGCAAGGGTGTTAACCTGTTGTGGTATGGTCACCAAGTTAACAGAGCAAGCCTAGAGCGCATCTTGCCGGAGATAGCGGGTTATCACCTACGGGTGGTTTCCAACTTTGCAGGGTCAATTCCGTGGTCAAAAAAGACCATGCTCAAAGAGTTTGCACAAGCTGACATTGTGGTGCTACCCGCTACAGAGACTTACAAGAGCGCCAACAGAGCAATTGAGGCGATCCGACAGGGTTGCTTTGTGGTGGCAGAGCCTCACCCTGCGCTAGAGGGTTTCCCGATCTACATTGGCAACATCAAGGACGGCATTGAATGGACTTTAAAGAACAAAGCAAACCGGCTCATATCGAAGGCGCAGTCTTTCGTGACGGAAAAATTCTCGCCGCAAACACTAAGCGCCAAGTGGAAGATAGCTACGAGACGGCCTACAACCTTGGATGCGGAACGAAAAAATGGGACGGATGGATAAATGTTGATCTCTATTCGGATGTCTCAGACATTAAATGCGATCTGCGAAAGCTGGAAATTGCGTCTGATTCGGCTGATGCCGTGGCTGCGATTCATGTTTTAGAGCACTTTTACGAGTGGGAAGTCGCTGATCTGCTGACTGAGTGGAAACGGGTGCTAAAGCCTGGCGGCAAGATGATTCTAGAGCTGCCCTGCATGGACAAGGTGTTTGCCTACGTCCACAACTGTGTGGTGAACAAAGAGCCTTTGCAGCCATTTATGACCCTGAATGCGCTGTACGGCGACCCGAAATATAAGAACGAAGCGATGTGCCACCATTGGGGCTGGTTTCAAGTTCCACTGAGCCAGATGTTGGAGTCTGTGGGCATGCAGCGCATAGAGTTTTTTGAGCCTCGCTACCATTTTCCATTTAGAGACATGAGGGTCGAATGCTACAAGGAGTCTTGAGCAACGCAGAGCGCCATGCCCAAATGTCGCAGGCGCATGGGCAAATGCTCAAGAAAAAAACCAAATTTAACGATAAATGGGCATCAATCGTTTGCTACGGGCCAAGCCTAGCTGACACATGGCAGCAGATAAAGCGCCCAATCGTCACTGTTTCGGGAGCGCATGACTACCTTGTCGAGCGCGGCATCGTGCCAGATTTTCATGTTGACTGCGATCCCAGAGAGCACAAGGCCAGAATGCTTAAAAGGCCACAGAAGGCCACAACGTACCTAATGGCTACTGTGTGCCATCCAAGCTGGTGGGAAGCCCTGAAGGGCTATAACGTGCGTCTGTGGCACTTGATTAACGGCAACGACCTAGACACTGTTGCATGGGTAGCGGCAAACCATCCAGAAGGCTTGAACAGCATGATTTCAGGTGGCTCGACTGTAGGCATGAGGGCAATGGAAGTGATGGCGGCGCTGGGGTATCGGCGGTTTAAGTTTCACGGCATGGATTGCAGTTACTTAACAGACCGGCATGCAGGGCCACATTTGGGCAAAAATCAAGATAAAATATTTGTTAAGGCTGGGGGCAGAGTGTTCCAGACCACACGACAAATGCTTGAGGCGGCAATCGAGATGGAGCAATTCATCAAGACTCAGGATGCAGAGGTTGCATTTTTTGGCGATGGTTTAATGCAAGAAACCGCGCTACAACTAAAGGAAATGGCATGAAAAACGAAGTGGCTGGATGGACAGACGAATCATTTATGGAGAGCAATCGCGGAAAGATGGCGGTGTTTTTCCATGCGGTTCAGGTGCAAAACAACTTTAGAACGGCTGAAGAAAAGCGCCCGATCTTTCAAGAGCGTATTTTCTTGAAAAAGCTAGTGCCAGGCGACAACACCCTGACCATTGACCGGCCAATGCGTGAGCAAGACATTGAAGACTTTCCCGTAGAGTGGGCAAGATTTGAGCAAAAGAAAGAGGAAACAGTGCCAGGCACTCCAATCGAAGTGTGGAGCGCTGTTTCTGAGACTCAAAAAGCCGAATTCAAGGCGCTTAACATTTTCACCATTGACCAGTTTGCCCAGCTTTCGGACATTGTTGGCAACAAAATCATGGGCTTTAACGATCTGCGCGACAAAGCACGGGCGTTTATTGCTGCGGCTCAAGACTCGCAAATGTTTGACAAAATCCGTGCTGAGACTGATGAAAAATTGAAGGCTCAAGATGCTGAAATGGCAGAACTTCGTGCGATGATTGCAGAGTTGACGGCCAAAAAAGCTGGTCGCCCTAAAAAAGAACTGGTGGAGTAAATGGCCTACACGCTGCTGCAATTAGTCGATCAAGTCTCCGGTGAGTTGGGACTGTCTCAGCCAGCGGTAGTTATCGGCAATTCCAACAACCAGACAGCGCAGCTCCTTGCCTTGGCCCAGCGTCTTGGCAAGGATTTGGTGCGCGATTATGAGTGGCAGCGGTTGGTCAAGGCTTACATTTTCCAGACCACGGCAGGCACGACTGTCACGGGCGACATAACGGCCAATTCAAGCGTTATCACCAACATCACCACATCAGGCTTAGAAGTGGGCAATGTGGTCACCGGCACGGGCATAGCGGCTTATTCTGAGATTTTGACAATTAACTCTGGGTCACAGCTTACGCTGAACATGCCGGTAAGCACTTCCACGGCGGCTGTCTCGCTGACATTTGCAAAGCAAGACTACCCAATGCCAGGCGGCTTTGACCGGATGATTTCCGACACGAATTGGGACAGAACAAACCACTGGCGCAACCTTGGCACAAAGACCAGCCAAGAATGGCAGTGGCTGCAAGGCGGCATCATCTCGGTTGGTCCACGGGAGCGTTACCGAATCTACAACGACAAGCTGCGTATATTCCAAGCCCTGACCAGTGTTTACAACCTTGCGTTTGAGTATGTTGGCAGCTATTGGGTTGTCGCTGCTGGCGGCACTGAAGGCACAAAATCAGCCTACACAGCCGATTCAGACACTTGCGTCTTTGCTGATGACTTGATGCTGGCCGGTCTGAAATACTATTTTCTCAAGGCCAAAAAACTTGACTATGCGATTGAGTTGGGCGAGTTTATGAGGACACTGAGCTACACCAAGGCGCAAGATGTGCCGGTGGCTGCACAGTCGCTAGCGCCAGCAGGCATGAACGCACTGGTCGGGCCTTGGAGCATTCAAGATGGCAACTGGCCTACCGCATAATGCTTGCCTCATTTGCTAAAGCGCCTTCTACGCAGCGCAGCCAAACATCCTCAGTAGCTGCACCGATTGGCGGCTGGAACGCCAGAGACTCGCTAGGGGCAATGGAGCCTCTGGATGCGGTAACGCTGACAAACTTCTGGCCTGGCACAAACTCGGTCATTTTGCGAAACGGCTACACAAAGTTTGCCACTGGCATTACGGGTCAAGTTGAAACGATCATGTCGTACAGCTCTGGCACGGCCAACGAATTATTTGCCATTGCTGATGACTCGATCTACAACATCACTGCTGGCGGTGCGGTTGGCTCGGCTGATGTGACGGGGCTGACAAACGCACGATTCCAGTACACCAACATCACCACACCAGCGGCATCTTATTTGATGTGCGTTAACGGCGCAGACAAGCTGAGAACCTATGACGGCTCGGCTTGGCACAAGGACGGGGATGGAGCGCCCTACGACATCACCAACATAGACACATCAACTGTTGCCAACATTACGTTGTTTAAAAACCGCATTTGGCTAACAACTAACGACACGCTAAAAGCATGGTATTTGCCTGTTAACTCCATTGGTGGGGCGGCTGTTGCGTTAGACATGACCAGCATCTTCCAGATGGGCGGCTACATCATGGCTGGCATGACTTGGACGCTGGATGCAGGCTACGGCGTAGATGATTACCTAGCGTTTATCACCAGCAACGGCGAAGTGCTGGTTTGGCGATTAACTGACCCAACAACGCCATCAGGCATTTCGCAGATCGGGCTTTACAAGGTCGGCGCACCTATAGGCAGGCGCTGCTATACAAAGTTTGGCGGCGACTTGCTCATCATTACGCAAGACGGCGTAGTGCCAATGTCGGGGTCTTTGCAGTCATCTAGGCTTGACCCAAGGGTGTCAATCACCAACAAAATTCAATATGCCATGAGCACGGCCATTTCCACATACGGCGCTAACTTTGGGTGGCAACTGCTTTATTACCCCAAAGAAAACCAATTGCTGATGAATGTGCCGATTGCCGTGGGGCAGCAGCAGCAGTATGTGATGAACAACATCACTAAAAGCTGGTGCAACTTTACCGGCTGGAACGCCAATTGTTTTGAGCTGTACGAGGACAATCCCTATTTTGGTGGGGATGGATATGTGGCGGCGGCTTGGAACGGCACTGTGGATGACACTTCCAACATCGAAGGCTTTGCCCTGCAAAGTTTCCAGAATTACGGCACGGCGACACAAAAGCAGTGCAAGATGATCCGCTATCACCTGTTTTCTGACGGCAATCCGTCCATTTTTGGCAACGTCAATGTGGATTACAGCCTGGCTGACCAAAGCGCCCAGCTCACTTTTGCTGGCAATCAAATTGGCTTATGGGATGTTGGCGTATGGGATGCAGCAATTTGGGGCGGCGGTCTGCTTCCATTTGCGGATTGGGAGGGGGCAACAGAAATTGGCTATACCTTTGCGCCACTGTTGAAAACTGCCACTCAGGGAATACAATTACAGTGGGTCGCAACCGATCTAGTGTTTGAGGCCGGTGGTGTCCTTTGAAATAACATCCGATCATGCGGTTGGTCACTGGACTGCCAAGCAGCTTGATGGTGGATATTTTGAAGAACGCAGCCGTGCGATTGGGCTGGCAAAAGATGGTGACATCATTGCTGGCGTGATTTACGAGAACTGGAACGGGCAATCAATTTTTTGCCACATTGCGATTGAGGGTCGGATCACTGCAAGCTACTTAGCTGCAATTTTTGATTACCCGTTCAATGTTTGCAATGTCAAAAAAATCATTGTCCCTGTAGACGCAACAAATGCAAAAAGCATAACTCTGGTCAAGAAGATGGGCTTCACAGAGGAGGCAAGGGTTAAAGATGGCATGGCTGATGGGGACTTGATCTTGTTCACATTGGCAAAAAGTGATTGCAAATATTTAGGGGAAAGATATGGGGAAAAGAACACCAGCACCGCCACCAGCGCCTGATTACAGGGGCGCTGCTGTTGAACAAGGGGCGGCTAACCTAGAGTCAGCAAGAGTCACTGCAAGGCTTGCTAACCCCAACATGTACACGCCTTACGGGACTTCTCTTGTCTCTTATGACGGCGACACTCCCACAATACGCCAAACCCTAACGCCACAAGCGCAGCAAACCCTTGAGGCTGAGCAAAGAGTACAGACAAGCCTTGCAAACCTTGGCGAAAAAGGCACACAGATGGCCTCCACTGTGCTGGACAAGCCTTTTGCATTTGGTGGCCCAGCGGTACAAACAAGCCTAGACACAAGCAACATTGCCAGAATGCCGGTCAACGCTGGCATGACAGGACAAGAAGCAATCATGTCACGCCTTGAGCCTTCACTGGCTCGGGCTAGGACAAGCGCAGAGACTAACTTAGTGAACCAAGGCTTGCGGCCAGGCACTGAGGCTTACGACAACGCCATCCGTGCGCTTGGAGAGCAAGAGACTGACCAGCGCACTCAAGCGGTGCTGCAAGGCATTGGTCTGGACACGGCTGCAAATGCACAGGGCTACAACCAAGCGCTGCAAGGCGGTCAGTTTGCCAACACAGCACAGCAACAGGCGCTGGCTCAAGCGATTCAAAGTCGGCAGATGCCTCTTAATGAGATCACTGCGCTTATGTCTGGATCGCAAATCCAGAACCCACAATTTTCAGCATATCAGGGATCAAATGTTGCCCCTGCGCCAATTGCTAACGCAACAGCGCAACAAAGTGCATACGATCAAAACGCATACAACCAACGAGTGGCGGCACAAAACGCCAACACTGCTGGTTTGTTTTCCCTTGGGTCTGCTGCCATTGGTCTTTCTGATCGCCGGTTAAAGTCAAACATCAAGCGCATTGGCACTCACAAACTTGGCATTGGCATTTACAAATACGACATCATGGGCAAACACGACATTGGCGTGATGGCGCAAGAAGTTCAGCAAGTGATGCCAGAGGCAATTCACATTCATCCAAGCGGCTACATGATGGTCGATTACGGGAGGATCAATGCCTGATATCAATCTTTCACCATACACAGCGGAGTCGGCAGCGATTGCGCGGAAAATGCGTTTGGCAGAGGCTTTGCAGCAACAAGCATTAAGCCCATTGGAAATGCCAACAATGGCTGGCGTACCAATTAGCCCTTACGCTGGTTTGGCAAAAATGCTGCAAGCCTATTCAGCATCAAGAATGCGCGGCAAAGCAGAGGAGCGCGAAAAGACTTTAGCGGATACAGCTAGGGCTGACACCTCTGCTGATTTTGGCGCATTGCTAAAAGGTCTGACTCCAACAGCGGCAGTGCCTGAAGGCCCATCAACATTTACGGCAAATGTGGATCAGCGTGATATTGCTGAAAATCCTCGCATGGTTATGCAGCCAGAGCGCAACGAGATGAATGAGATTATTCAGCCTGGCGAAGCTGGCGCTGGTAACTTTGGGGTCACGCCTGGCACACCAGCAATCCCTGCCTCTGCGGGAAGGCTTACAGCAGAAGGCTTTGGGGCAATGAAAACCCCTGCGGGGCAGCAGCAGTACATGGCGCAGCTCTTGGCGCAAATGAAGCCTAAAGAGCCGATCAAGTTGGGCAAAGACGATGTTTTGCTTGACCCTGATACAAAGAAGCTAATTTATCAGCCGGAAGCAAGACCTAATTTTGGAAGCATTAACCCTAGTCAGTACACGCCTGAAAGCGTCAAAGCATTTATGGCAAGCGGCGGCACAGATTTTAGTGTTCTACGCACACCACCTGTTGCCAAGGCCGGTAGAACGGGCGATCTTGGTGTTTACGATGAATATGTTACCCAAGAAACAAAAGCTGGAAGAATACCTTTAGGCATTGATAAATTTTTGCGGCAACAAAAAATCGATGCGCGGCCACCCGCTGCAATTCGTGAACGATTTGTTTATGACGCGGCAAGAGGCGGCAGGGTAAATCTAGACACAGGCGAGTTAATTCCTGTTACGCAAGGCGGTCAACCAATTGGTGGCAAAGAACGACCATTGTCTACTAGTGAAGTTGACAAAATTACCGCAATTGATGTTTCATCTGGAACTCAAAAAAGATTGAAAGACACTTTTCAAGACAGTTATGGAGGCTACCCGCTTAAAGCGGCAGGCGAAATGGCTAATGTTATGGGCGCAAAATTTGGTGGCCCTAATGAAGCGCAAGCGCAATGGTGGGCTTCACATGAAGCAAATGACAATGTGACCCGAAATCTGTTGTTTGGGGCTTCTTTGACGGCTGGCGAACAAAAGGCATGGGAGAGAACAACCATTAATCCTGGCATGAGTCCATCAATGATTAGGGCTAGGATGACTGAACGACAGGCTTTGATTGACGCCAAGCGCAGCACAACTGTTGGCAATCTTGAAAAGGCTGGCTTTGATGTTAAAGGCTTTAAAGAAAAATCAGACGCCTTCCAAACGCCTACTGGAAAAGTTACAACCAAACAAGAAATCCAAGATGTTGCAACAAAAACAGGGAAGTCGGTGGAACAAGTAACAGCAGACGCAATCGCAAAAGGCTATAAGGTGCAATAAATGTCATTACTTGACGATCTTTACAGCGGCGCACCTTCTGGCGGCTTAGGTGCTGATTTGTATGCAGCGCCACCAGCGCCTAAAAAGCCAATGGGCTATGGTGAGATGTTGGGGCAAGCTGTTGTCAACACACCGGCCAGTGCTGGACGAATGATTTCAGGGCTGTATGAGGCGGTCACAAGCCCTGTGCAAACAGTTTCTGGCCTGATGGATGTTGCGGCTGGCGGCTTGCAAAATGTGCTGCCAAAGCCTGTCACGGACTTTATCAACCAGTTTGAAACAAACCCAGAGGCGGCAAAGCGAGCAGTCAACACAGCCAATGCTATGGGCGGCATGTACAAAGAGCGCTACGGCACTCTTGAGGGCATTAAAAACACCATAGCCACCGACCCTGTTGGTGTTGCTGGTGATTTGTCCACATTGCTTGCTGGTGGTGCTGGTTTAGCGCGGGGTGCTAGCGCGGTTGCTGGCCCTGGCAGGGCTGGCGCAGCCATCTCCGGTGTGGCTGACAAGCTATCCACTGCGTCAAATGTGACTAACCCAATTAATGCAATGGTAAAAGCGCCAGGCATTGCATACGACCTTGCTAGCGCATTAACTAAGCAAGGCTTGAGTCTCAAAACTGGTGTCGGTACAGAGCCTATCACGCAAGCTGTAAAAGCTGGCAGAGAGGGCAACACTACATTTGTAGAGAACATGCGAGGCCAAGTGCCGATTACGCAAGTGTTAGACGATGCCAAAACAAACCTTGCCAAGATGAACTTGGACAAGCAAAAAGACTATCGTTCCGGCATGGTCAACATCAAGAACGACAAATCTGTCCTTGATTTCGCTGGCATTGATAAAGCAATTAAAGACGCTGAAGGCTTGGCGTACTTTAAGGGCAAAGTTAAAGACAAGACTGCTGCCAATGTTTTGAATGACATCAAAGCCAAAGTGAGCGATTGGAAAAAATCTGATCCCGCTGAATTCCACACGCCTGAAGGCATGGACAATTTAAAGCAAAGTCTGTGGGAAGATTTTGGCAAACTGGGCATGGAAGAAAAGACTGCCTTTTCTGCGGGTAAACAAGTCTACGATGCCGTAAAAAATCAGATCAGCACACAAGCGCCAGAATATTCTAAAGTGATGAAGAATTATTCTGAGGCCACTGACCAGATCAAAGAGATTGAACGCGCCTTGTCTTTGGGCAACAAAGCATCTGCTGATACGGCGATGCGTAAGCTGCAATCGTTGATGCGTAACAATGTAAACACCAATTACGGGCAGCGGCTTGAGCTGGCGAAACAATTGGAGGCAATGGGCGGCAACGAAATAATGCCAGCACTTGCAGGGCAAGCTATGAGCCAGTTTACGCCTCGCGGCTTGCAAAGCGCAACCAACATTCCATCATCTTATTTGGCTTATGGGGCTGGTGGCCTCCCATTGGCGGCGATTGATCTTGCGGCATCTTCTCCGCGCCTGGTCGGAGAAGCTGCGTACAAGTATGGGCAAATGGCAAACGCTTTGAACAAGGCAAAACAGCCTGTGACTGACATAACCAAACAATTGCCCATGACTGCACAACAGGCAAAATTAGCGGCTTTGTTGGCAGCTCAATCAAACCAGCCAGCCCGAATTGAGTTAAACAACATGCTTCCTAACAGGCCATAAATGAAGGACACAAAATGAGTTACAACGGCTCTGGCACATTCAACATCAACACTGCTGGTCAGCCGGTAGTCACTGGCACAGTCATTTCCAGTACGGCGTTTAATGCGCTGACTGCTGACTTGGCAACGGGTCTTAGCACGGCCATCACCAAGGACGGGCAAACGGCG